ACCCAACACGATTTTCTTAGTGGTTTCTGGCAATCCGTCATAAATATCTCTTGGAATGCCGTTAACACCTTGCGGATCACCCAACATTACGCGTCGTTGTTCTTCTTGCGTAAGCGTATCAAACGCCACTTTCGGTATTCCTTTAATAGACTCAGCTACGTTAAGCACTACTTTCTGTTCTTTTTCAGATAGAGTATTGTAAATGTCGATTGGAATGCCGTTAACACCTTGCGGGTCACCCAACAACAAGCGTTCTTGTTGTTTTTGCGTAAGCGTATCAAACACTGTTCTTGGAACGCCCTTAACGTCGCCCTCAACCGCGCCGATAACCAATTTTTGTATAGCTGGATCAAGTCCGTCATAAATATCTCTTGGAATGCCGTTAACACCTTCTTTACGACCCAGAACAATTTCTTCTTTAACCGCATCTGAAAATGTATCAAAGATTGCAAACGGAATGCCTTTAACAGGGCCTTTTATTGCCCCGACAACTAAATCTTTGGCCTCTGATGGAAGCGCGTCATATATATCTCTGGGAACTCCGTTAACACCTTTCGCCTCTCCAACAAGAACTCGCGTTTTAACGTCCGCGGAAAGCGCGTTAAATATTACCGCCGGAATGCCTTTAACAGGTGCCTCTACAATGGTTTCTACTTTTAATATTATTTTTTGTTGGTCTTCAGGAAGATTGTTGTAAATAGACATGGGAACGCCGTTTACAGTAGATTCTTTGCCTAACAAAATAGAGTCTTGCGTCTCTTTAGGTAAATTTTTCCAAATAGACATGGGTATGTCTTTTATAGATTCTTCCTTTACTTTTGTTTGAGCTAAAGCAAGCGCGTCTGCCGCAGTTTTGTCGGCAACCGACTGTTGAAGGCTGGCTTGTAAACCCGCCATACGCATCTGACGGTCCTCGGCGCGTTGTGCTTGTTTCGCGGACAACATACCCGCAGCACGTTCCCCGATCCGTTGTGGAAGCTGTGTTTGCGCAGCCGCATTGGCTAGACGCTCTGCGATAGAGCCGCCTTGCGTATTACCCGCAAACTGCAATCCTGTTTGAGCAATATCAAACAGCATTTGCGCTTGAGACATCTTGCGTTGCTCTTCAAGGTCCGCGGCCCGCGCTTCGCTGTCCATAGCACCCGCAAAGTAATCTTGGTACGCTGAAGCATCACGATTTGCCTGCGCTATAACGGGGTTCAGGGGTTGACCGCCGCCAACTTTAGCTTCGTCTCCGGCTTGGTATCCTCGGACCTCTACGGGCCCACCCTGCCTAAAATTTACAGGGGGAGTGTTGCCCGCCTCCATCATTGGATCGTTCATCGCGGGCTCCGACGCTTGGGCCATCATTAAACCACCGACGCCCTCGGACATCGGGCCTTCCATCTCAACGTCGCCCGCTATGCCCCTCATTAACTCCCCGACGCCGCTGTTTAAAGCGCCCTCTTCCGTCATCATAATGGCGGGCTGGGTTAGAGTTAATACCGACTCAGGAGTTTGCTGCGCATCCTCGGGACCTACTAAACCAGCAAGTTCCGCGTACCGTGCATCTAGGGGCATATCGTTGCCCCGTAGTCCGTTAATCAGGCTTTCGTAGTCTTGGGCTCCGTCTATGTCTTGCATCATGCCTTCCATAGCCATCATGCCCGCCTGTTGACCCTGCGCTTCCGCGCCCATCAAAGCTTGTTCAGCACCCGCGGGTGGCATGGGGGGAGGAGCCATCGGAGGTGGTGGCATCATGTTGGGGTCCATCGGAGGAGGAGGTGGCATCATGTTGGGGTCCATCGGAGGACCGCCCATTGCCAAGCCCTGAACACCGCGACCCATCAAAACGTCTTTTTGACTAATGCGTCCGTCGCCACTTAGGTCGGGAAAACTTGCTTCGCCGCCGTTGCGAAACATCTGACGCTGCATAACACCACGATTCATCATTTAGAATAACCCCGCTCTTTGTGCGCCTGACGCTGCGCCTAATGCACCTATACCTAAGCCCAATGCCGTTTGGAAGGGAGAAACTTGTGGGGCAGAGGATGCTGTTAGTGTTGAAGACCCTGTTGGTGTACCAGAGTATATGTCCGACAAGAAGCCGTACTGTTGGTAAGGCTGCGTGTAACGCTGTAAATTAGACATGCGCAACGCATCCAAACCAGCTTGCTGCACACCGCGCTGATTAGCGCCCGTGGTCATTAGGTTTTGAATGTCCTGCGTATTAAGGCCCGAGTACATTTCGCCCAGACCCGCTTGCTGTATTCCAAGCTGACCCAAGCCTTGACCAAGACTACCAAGCCCCTGACCTAAGCTGCCATACGCGCTTGCCGCCGCCTGACGACGGTTCATGGCACTTTCCATACCGGAAGCTGCAAACTGTTCTGCTGACATGCCCAGAGCAGCCGCCTGTTGCGCCGCCGCTTGCTGGCGGTTCAGCGCGTTTTCATACGCGCCCTGACCAAACTGACCCGACGCCAATCCCATCGCAGCACGTTGCTGTGCCGCCGTTTGACCCCGACCTTGAGCCTGTTCAAAAGCTGCCTGTGATCTTTGAGCCGCGCTTTCATAACCCGCTTGACGCATTTGGGCCGCGGTCCGCGCTTGTTGTTCTAAGGTGTTTCGCCCTAATTCAGCTTCGGCAATGCCCTGCCGTGCGCCGCCAAACGCTCCAGAAGCAACGGCATTTGCGCCCAACTGTGATTGTTGCATTTGACCTGCACGAGCAACATCTTGTAAAGCCTGTTGAACCGCTTGGTCTTCGTATTCATTCATATAACCGCGGGCACTGCGGGGATCATAAGAGCCCGTAGTTTGGGACATGTCCTGCATTGCGCCGTAAGTATTAGCCATCGTAGGAGCGGCGTTGTACTGTCCGCCCGTTCTCGCAAGTTGCTGCATTCCCGTAGAAGCTATGCCTTTAGCCCTGTTTGGATCGTACTGTGCGCCCGTGCCCGCAAGAGACGCGGCTCCCGCGCCCATGTAGCCTTGACCCTGACTCATCATGCCCGCTGCGCCCTGCAATGAGGCAGCACCTTGATTTAGGTAGGGCTGAAAGGCTCCAACGCCCCGTTGGGCCGCGGCTGACGCAGCTTGCTCCGCGGGGCTTAAACCAGCAATCTGATAGTCCGGCGGTAAATCACCCGTTTCAATCTGCTTTTTAATAAACTCTTGCGTGTCCGCCAGCAGCCCTAGTCGGTACGCCTCAATGGCGGGGTCTTGGCGGTTAATTACCGTTTGTGTGGTCATGCTACTGCACCCCCTTCAAACGCTCGCATTATGTCGTACATCTTACGAACCCCTTTTTCTCGGCTTCCGTTACCCGCGCCGCGGACGGCCCGTGCGTTCATTACAAACTCACCGTCGGAAAGCATGGCGGGAATGCTGTCGGAAGTCTCGGTTCCGCGGCCCGCGATATACCCATTGCGGCGAGGGAAATTCTGCATTTCTCCGCCAGCCGCGGCGTATTGAGGTTGGTTTAGGTATTGTTCATACAGTAGTTGTTCTTGTGACGGCACCACAACGTCATCCATTGTGGCACGGAGGTACGGAACGTCTGGAACGCCAACGCGGTAACGTTCGGGGTTTTCAGCTAACCGATCCTCTGACGGAGACGTTCCGTCGTAGGGGTCTTCTAACTCTTCTTCAGGAATCGGATCATACAAACCCATTGGTGCAGCTAAAGCGAGGCCCGCCCCGATTGTTGGTACAAGTTTAATGCCGCCCTTGACCGCTTCAGTAGCACCTTGACCAAGTAAACTTTCGACGTGGCTCTGGTACACTGGGCCAGATGGGTCTAAGGTTGGAAATTGCTTAGACACTGCTTCGGCAGCGTCTGCTAAGTTCATACCCGCCTTTCCTTCCGTGCCCTGCGTATAGAATACGTCTTTAGCTTGTTGTAAGTATTTTTTGTATCCGGTTAGTTCTCCGGCTCCACCCGCTCCGGCTCCACCCGCTCCAGCTCCACCCGCTCCGGCTCCACCAGCGTCAGCTCCACCCGCTCCGGCTCCACCAGCGTCAGCTCCACCCGCTCCAGCTCCACCAGCGTCAGCTCCACCCGCTCCAGCTCCACTTGCGTCTTGAGAAGAAAATAAACTTTTTCCTTCAAAAATATTTCCGCCACTAGGCATACCAAACTCTTGTATTCCCGACCTAAATCCTTCAAAACGTCCCGAAATACCCGTTTTAGTGGTGTTCATAGCGCCTTTAATACCCGAAGAAATGCCGCCCATTACGCCGCCCATTGCTGCGCTTTTCAAAGCGTCTTTAAAGTTTCCGCCCTGAATTAAAGTAGTAATACCGCCGCCCAATGCGCCCGCCGCAATAGCACCCATACCCGGAGCTATTATATTAAGAGCAAGCGGCACAACAATAGGAGCGACCGCCTTAACGATCTTCTTAACGCCCTTAACAAGCTTCTTAAAGAAAAACTCCGCCTGTCCGGTTCGCGGGTTAATGCTGTTTGCCTCTCCGCCAACCGTGTAACGGTCTAAATTAACCCCAGAACTGGAAAACGCGTCCATCATCTCTTGAGCTAAACGTGGGTTCTCTTCCAACAACTTAGGGTGAATTACAATCTCACCCTTCTCAGCGTGGATCATCTCAGTATCGCCGTTGCGACCAAACCCCGCCATTTTTTCCGCAATTCCGCGGTGCGAATTAATGCCCGACTGCTTTCCAAACAGGAGCCGACTGTCATCAATCTCATCTAGGTTTGATGTCAAAAAGGACGCCAAACCACCTTCCGGAAGAATTAGTTGTTGTTGCATCGTATCGCCCCTTTAATCCACAATAGCAGATGTCGTTTTACTTTTCCATGCCTATGTCGTCACAGTAACAGAACCAACAGAACCCGTAGCAGTATTACCGCGTAAGTTCGGCTGATCCGCAACCACTATCTTTATCTGTCCCATAACGCCCGCAGCGTCCCTGTACTGAAACAATGCACCTACCTCCAAACCCTGATCGTCCGTCTGTAAGTTCGTTAAAACCAACTCAGTGTGTCTCCCCTGACCCGGATTCTGCATCTGTTCTAAATACACCGAAAACGCCAGAACTACAGATTCCATATACGTTCGGTCGTACTCGTCCGGCGCTTTAGGAAAAAACGGCTTGATTAAGTTACGAGACACTATCTTCTCCCGTCTGGTCTTATATCAACCCGCGGCGTTCCTAGTCGCCATCCAACTCCTGTGTCCGTAGATTCCAACTTTAACGAAAACGCCCTGCCACGAAGGCGTAAATTAACCTGATTTGTCCACTGCTCCAAAGGCACCGTAGCCGTCCGAGTAACCGCCTTTGCCTGCGTTTGAAGGTATAATCCGCCCGGATAATTACGCGCCTGTAAGGTCATAGTGGCTGATGGAAGAGAGGCCGTTGAGTCCCTAAACGTTAAATCAGGTATCATCTTGCTCATAAACAAAAAGTGGTCCCCGTCACCCATATCTATCTGACTGCTTTCAATCCGCGCAGAAATAGCCGTTACAGGGTCCGTACTGCCGTCATCAAACCCTATTTCATGGTTATACAGGTAATGATCCGGTGCCGCTGCAATCGGATCAGCGTTTATACCACGATCTAGCCATACAGTGCGGTCCATTGTGCCGTAATACCAAAGGTTTTGCTGGTAATTAAACACTACATATCGGTCGTTTTCAGAACTACTTGAAGAGGGATAAAACCACCAAATCTCCCCAAAAGCAGTGTTTGAAGAGGCTGTGACCTTCTCCTTTTGAAAGAAGTTAAAGTCCGAAAAGACGTAATCACGTACCGTACAAGGTATGCGCTGTACCGCGCCAGAATAGGTGTAAAACTCTTCCTGACCCATCCAAAACACGTTGTCTTCTACGTTAATCGCGGCCAACGGACCCATAATGGTTATGTTGTCCGATACCATGTTAATACCGAAGGTAAACGGCGGTCCTAGAAACTGCATCGCGTGTAACGAAACATCCGTAAATACCATGATCTGTTGTTTTGTCTCTACCGCAGCCACAATCTCAGAACCAGAACCTATTCTAAGGTCGCCCGCAGTATTCGTAGCCGCCGCAGCCCAACCCGTAAGGCTTGCCTGACTGCCAAATCTAATTAACAACGGGTCTTGGTCCGTACTGTTTTCAGCGTTAGTTCCAAACACGACAACATGGCGGTCGTTGTCAGAAACCAAAACTATCTTAGCCTTGGTTGGTGGACTGCTTGCCCCCGAAAGAGTGGATAAAGCTACCGCCCTGACGCCTGTACCGTTAGTCTTATCCCAATAGTAGATGTTTCCATCCCTATCGTTAAGCAAGAGGTCCTCGCCAAAGTTATCGTGGCTCCAAATTCTAAGCATCTGACCCGAGGCGCTTGTGTCCGTAGACGAGTTCCACGTGCCGCGGCCCCAAGTACCCGCGTTCCAGCCGTTGCCAACAATAGTGGTATCTAGGCCCGTGTTGATTTGATACGCGGCCACCGTAGAACTGCCGCCGCTACCACTGTCAGAAGTGTTAGCAAACACGAAGGTGGCGTTTAAACCGCCCGTGGTTGTAATTGAAGCAATAGTGGAAACTGTACGGGCTTCAATCTGATAGGCATTAGCACTTACAATCGAAGTAATCTGATATTCTTGGTTAAGAACTGCGGCGGTAATTACGCCGCCCAAAGTCGCAGCATCCGTAAAAGTTACAAAGTCATCCGCCAAAGCGCCGTGTTCGTTTTCCGTTACAGTAATGGTGCAGCAACCAACTGCGGCCCCATCCGCATGAGACGCGGCAGTCGTACCGTTTTGGCCCCTAGCGCAACCCAACAAAGTAACGCTGGAAATAGAGGCGTAGGTTATTTCTTCAGAACCTATCTTAATGCGACCCGAAGCAGGAAACCCCGTGGCGCTGTCTATTACAATAGTCTCCGCAGTGGCGTCGATAGCTCCGTTAAGAGTGTCCGCGCCCGTAGCAAAGGTGGCATCACCCGCGCTCGTTGTTAAACGAATTGGGGTGATGTCGTAGTACTGCGTGCCCTCTAGTATGTAATACTTTAGGTGCGTTCCAACTCCGATAAAACTTGTGCCGTCTAACGCGGACCACGGGTGCAATGCGCGGCATGTTCCTAAGAAGGCTGTACTAGAGTACTTAGACCAACCTCCTATTTTTTCAGGAAACCCAAAACGAAACCTAACCTTATCCACATCAAACCAACCGCCCTCGTTACTATAAGAGGTGGTTTCTCGGTTTATTCCGGGCTTGAACTGGAGCTTGGTCAGGGGCATGGCGTCATCCTTACGAGTTTGCCGCAATAGCAGCATTAACAGCAGTCATACTTTCTGTAGTCCAGTAGTCTTTTGCCACCATGAGTTGCAGATGCTCTACATTGCGGGACACTGTGTCTGCCCAATCTGCATCGGACATATCCTCTGGTTGACCAGCGTTAAGGAGATCAACTGAGTGACCCATTGCTGTGTAGTTCTGTGCGATTTCTTCTGCAGTTGGTGTATCAGTCATTGTTTAGTTTCCTTCTAGGGCTGTGATGCGGTCAGTTAATGCCGTAATTGTAGCTTGCTGTTCTTGGATTGAGGCAATCATTAAAGGGATAAGTTCAGTGTATCTCACTGAAAGATAATCCGTACCATCTTGCTCGGTGATGTCCATTGCTTCAGGGACAACATTCTGTACGGACTGGGCTATTACCCCTACCTGTGGATCATTGCTTTCATCATTATTCCAAGTAAACTTTACAGGATCAATTTGCGCCAAATCTGCTACAGCGTTTGTATATCTTCCAGTAACAGTTTTTAATCTAGAATCGGAAACACTTGCCCAAGAAGTTCCATTAGCACTCAACTGGACTCCATTGCTAACATTCATTACATAGGCTTTGGTATTGTATAGACCAAACCAAGCATTGTATGCTTGAGCATCTGTAAATTGTATACTAGCATCATAAGCAGTAGCACCAGAACTCATGTTAATCTTTGGCGCACCGCCCCTACCTGTATCCGTGTCTCCGTTGTATGGGAGTTGCCAAGATTTACTTGTAGTGACGTAGGCTAACCTAGGATTACCATCCCCATCCGACAGCACGATGTTGTTGCCTGCGGTGCGGATGTCCAAGCCGCCAGCGTTGCCTGTGTAACGACCAAGGACGGTGTTTTTAGAACCTGTTGTAATGTAGTATCCTGCTTGTTCTCCAATAAGTGTATTATCTGCACCCGTAGTGTTACTATATCCTGCACTATACCCAACCGCTGTGTTGCGGGATGCGGTGGTGTTGGATAATAAAGAATAACCACCAACTGCTATGTTTGTAGCTCCTGTTGTGTTTGCTTGTAGAGCAAATGTACCCACAGCCGTATTGTTAGATGCTGTGGTAGTAAGTTTTAATGCTCTAAAACCTAAAGCTGTGTTGTAAGAAGATGTGGTAAGTGAAAGCCCAGCCTCACCGCCAATACCTGTGTTGCCCGTACCAGTAGTATTACTATATACTGCCTGATACCCAACCGCTGTGTTGTTAGATGCGGTGGTGTTTGCAATAAGCGCTGAAGTACCCAACGCAGTATTCTGACCGCCAGTTGTATTAACTCGTAGCGAAGAAACACCCATTGCAACATTATCTGCCCCGCCAATATTTGTCAGAAGTGATGCGTAACCCACGGCTGAGTTATTGGAGCCAGTGTTAGCACTAAGGGCTAAAGTCCCAAAAGCGGAATTGGTAGTTCCAGTAATATTAGTTTGAAGAGTACCCTGACCAAAAGCACAATTGTTTGTACCTGTTGTATTTGCTTTTAATGCTTGATAACCAAAAGCGGTTGTTGGTGTGCCAGTAGTATTAGCATACCCAGCCTGATACCCAACAGCCGTGTTAGCGGATGCGGTGGTGTTTGCCTTTAAAGAATCCATACCGACAGATACGTTATAGCTACCAGTAGTATTAAGGTGTAAGGCCCTTTCACCAAGTGCTACGTTCTGTATGCCTGTTGTATTTGTATAGAATGAACGCCACCCAAGTGCCGAATTACTTACGCCTGTAGTAGTGCTGTATGCAGCCTGATACCCAACTGCGGTGTTTTCGGATGCGGTGGTGTTGGCACTAAGTGCTAAAGTACCCAATGCGACATTCGACCCACCAGTTGTAATTGCATCTCCTGCTTGACCACCAATGAGGGTGTTGCTTGTGCCAGTTGTAACTGATAGCCCTGCATTGTAGCCAACTGCTGTGTTGTTACTGTCTGTAGCAGTCGCAAAGTCTTGACTAGCCAATGCCGCATGACCCAAAGCAGTTGAATGATGACCGTTTCTGTCTGTAATTAAAGCCTGCTCCCCAAAGGCTGTATTATTACTTCCAGCTACTAAGTTAGCACCTGCAAAAGTGCCCATTAAAACGTTGCGAATACCTGTTGTCATATCAAGACCCGCTTGATAGCCCACTGCTACGTTTCGTGAATTAGCTCCAGCATTTAATGTTTTTAATGATTGATAACCAATGGCTGTATTGTGACCATTAGCATCTTCAGTGCTAAGTGCTTCAAATCCAATAGCTACGTTACCATCACCCGTAGTCAAAGCAGTACCAGCCTCATCACCAACGACCACGTTGTAATTACCGTCAGAGGCTATTGAGTTACCTGCGTTTACCCCTGCACGAAAGTTGGATGTACCTGCTGAAGCAGTGATAATATCTGCACCATCTGCAAAGGTTACGTCAGCCGCAAAGTTAGCTGCACCATCTACATCAATAATGTCTAGGTTAGATGTTCCATCTACATCTAGGTCGCCACCTACTGAAGCATCATCCGTAACCGTCAAATCGTCATCAACCAACAAGTCCACAACATTAAGCGTGGCAAAGGCATCAACTATCGCGGCACCAGAACCCGCGCCATCTGAGTAAACAGACTTGGTTTGACCCGCGGGAATTGTGACGTTAGCACCCGACCCTTGAGAAATAATGATGTTCTGCGAACCGCTGGTGCTGTTCTGAATAAACCACATCTTGCTGACCGTGTTAGGACCAAGAGTAATGGTGCAGGCGCTGTCCAGCGTTCCTGTATACTTTAAAAACAGGGCGCGGCCCGGATCAGTGGCACCGTCCGCAATGGTGGTGGCGTGTGTGTCCGCGTTAGTCGTAATAGCCTCAGTGCCAAAAGCAAACGCTTCAGCAATAAGTTCTAAGTTTGTGTTAGTTGTATCGCCCCAAGAACCCGATTGTTCTCCAGAGCCAATCTCTTCTAAGCGAAGATCGTTTGTATATACGCTTGCCATGTTGTTATCCTATGCTGCGAGGCCATGCTCAATCTCAACCCAATCAGGTGTTTGAGCAACCGTGATGTTTGTAAAGTTAGACGTTTGAGCAACCGTGATGTTTGTAAAGTTAGACGTTTGAGAGGGAATTATGTTACTCCAAGCAGACCTTAACTCGCCTATTTGACCCGTAGCACTAACTCCAGTAACCTCAACGTTTGCGGCTCCTACAATGGTTGTAGTGCCTATGGCAGAAGTCATTTGAACTTCTGTGTTTGTTGTAAAAAAGCTGCCTAACGCCGAGGTGCCCGCAACGCCCGTTACAGAAACGTTGGCCTCACCAACCACCGTTACAGAGCCAACTGCTGCCGTTCCAACTAAGGAACCTACAAACCCAAAGGCGTCTCCCGAGACGTTAACAGTCTGACTGTTAACAGAAGCGGTCGCAGTTAATGGAAAGGCAACGTTGGTATTCCAAGTACCCGTGTTCCATCCTTGTATGGAGCTATTCCACCCCTGAAAGGCTGCAACCGGATCAGCCATTAGGCTATCCGAATAATCGCGTTAGAAGCATCAGCCGTGGGAAACACAATCGTAAAGTCGCCAGAACTAGCCGCCTTATCCGCGCCAAAATCTAGAACACAAACCGTCGGATCACCGGATGCCGCCTCGTTAAAGATTAACGCGCCCCGCACTCCCGAAATAGTAACCGTAGAAAACACCTCGTCAGCAAAATCTGTAAACGCCGTGGTGCTACTTGACGTAGGTGTTACACTGGTAAGAAAGTTTCCCTTCGCGGTGTAATTTGTACCACTGATTTCGTTGCTAGAAGTGTACGCGGTTGTTGCCGCGGTAAAACTGGCGCTGTTATCATACAAGGCCAGTTTAAATTGGTCGCTTGCTGCCGTGAAGTTGTGTACGCCCTTCATCAGTTCTACTTTGAACGACGTGCATAGAAAGTTTCCACTGAAAGCCATCTACATTTTCCTTATATATTCGGCCAACTTGGGCTGACCCGCATCTTTTATTGCATTATATACCGTAGTACGGTCACTTTGGATAGCCTGTTTCATATACACCGAAATTATCTTCTCCATCTCGGAGCGATACGCGCGGGCCTGATCCCGTATGGCAGGAGGAGCGTTGTCGGAAACACCAATTATCTTGTTTACGCAACGCAACGCAGTTTCTTCCGGTGTAAAACCACGGTTATCCGTAGTCTCAACACCAACCTTAAAATCATTAGACATGGACACGCCAAAGGACATATTGTTCATTGTTTCGGCCTCACAACAGGTCCAGTACGGTATTCATCTGTAACTTCTTTAGCTTCTCCCAGCATCTTCAGTCCCATGATGGCCTCTCCAAACCGTTTTTCATACAACGCTTCCATATCCTGTTCACCCTTCATAAAGATGTAGGCTTCCATCAACGAGCCGTACAGCATGGCAATCTCAGCGTTGTCACTGAGCCACGAAACAGTGGTATCCGCTCCAATAGCTGCAATTACTGCGGTAGCCCCCGTGTCACTTCCGGTAATCGTCTCTCCAACAACATAATCTCCACTTGGAATCACAACAGTCAGCGTTGTGGAAGACGGTACAGAGTTAACTCCGCTAGATTGACCGCTAGTCGATCCAGTAATTGTATCCGCCGCGGTAAAAGTGCCCACAACACTGGTTAACGTTAGCGTAAAGGCGCTCTGCGTTAAACTTAACGGACGATAGAAGTAGTGTAGCTCAACATTGTAACCGCTGTCGGGTGTTGGAGCTAAGATGAAGTTTTGCAAGTCGTACTGCGCATAATACCGAGGAGGTCCCGTAACCGCAGCATTCGGGGTAAACGATTGAACAAAGTCAGAGTTTTTAAAGTCTAAAAATATCTGTTGAGTACTGTCACTGGTAAATGACAAAGAAAATGGAGCTAAAAAATCGTCAGGAGCATTTAAATACTTGTTTCCCGCGGTCAAGGTTCCCGCGGAGTTCTTTTGAAACAGGCTTAACTGGACGTTTTTTAAGATTCGCTCCTCCGTATTTTTAATAAAAATAGGAAGATTCTTAATAAACGTTGTCTCGTCGTTTTCAGTGTAATCCTGTATCGCTGTTTTAAGCGTTGTGTATGTGTAGCTCATGTTGTCACCGTGACCTCGCCTACCGAGCCTTCTAAAGCTACAGTGTTGTTTATTTCAGTTGGAAGTTCCGCGGTTCCCGACGTAGACCAGTTTCCGTTTCCTAAATAAATAATTCCGTTGGTAGTTTTAACCATAAAAGGCGTGTTTGTATCAGGACTTTGAGGACGCGCATCTTTTAAAGCCTGTGGATCAGAAACTTCTCTAAATGGTCCTAGTTGAGGTTGCTTGGCTTCCCACTCGTCCCTGCCAACTAACAAGCCGTTCCACTCTTTTCGCATGTCTTTATACCGATACCGAAAACCGGATCGGTCAGAAATTGCAAAAGCGTTTTTTCCACTTGCAAATTGAGACATCAGCCCGTCCTATAGTACTGATACTGCGGAACCACGTTAAACGAAGCCCTGTCACGGTCTTCCGTCATAGCGCGTTCAAACTCTTCCTCATACATGGCTTTCAATAGTTGTACGCGCTGCGGGGCTCGTTTTACCGAGATATAATAAGCCAAACCCGCGGCCAAACAGGGGTAGAACCTAAACGGCATGTCCAGAGTATTGATATACGTGTCCGCGTCATCCATACGCGTGAGTGCATTATAATACACAATATCGGTGTTGTTATCTGGTGCAGGCCAAAGTTTAAAACTGGGCGTAACCTGACGATCCAAGAAGAATTGATTGGGTCTGCCTTTTGTATCCTTATTCGGGATGTTCAAGTACTCTTCGCGGCTTAGTCTTGATAAAGCGTAATCTGTTCCGTCGCGTTGAACTACAACAGACAATATGTCAATTATATCAGCATCAAGAGCATAGACTCCCGTGCCATCCACCATCGTGACAGTGCGTTGAGCAATCGTCCACTGGTTTAATCCACGGTTTGCCCACTCAGCCAACATAAGATTTAACGAGCGTTTTGCTGTCTTTAAATCATACCCCGTTCGTACTTCTAAGCCGCAACGCTCAAAAGCTTCTTCAATGTATTCATCTACATCAAGTTCAAAATCTACGCTGTTAGATACGGCCATCTTAATCCTCGCTGTAAATGTTATCAAATATTTGAGTTACATCTAACGTATAGTCTAAATCAGATTTAGAGTAATGTACATGCTGCGAAGGTTTGAAGTCCGGTGCGCCCTGACCTGTCTCAAACCAAGCTGGATGCGTTACCCTAACGCGGTTGTTTGGCAAAGCCACGATATTGCCCGTCCACTTATCCGCATTTAGTAATTGCATGACATGAGCCTGCTTGTGTTGAGCCGGATCATCCGCAATATCCGTATCAGTGTAATCCACAGTAAACATATACTTGGCAGGAAAGAACTCGCCGCCAATCTTTGCCATCCAAGGACAAGGTGTGGCCCTGTCCAAAACATACACTGCGTGAGTGTGAGAAGGGCAATCCCACGGTTGAGCCTCGTGTACAGCCATAGGTTGCGGCCAATCTTCTAAAGGTTCGTCAGCAACCAAAGCTGTTATAGGCATTCTAGCCCACATTGCGCCGCCGTGAACATTATCCCCGCCCTCCTCGTCTACCTCACAACCTGTAAAGATAAGTTGAAAGCTTAAACAACGATTAGGCATAGTGGTTACGGCAATAGCCATAGCGTGTAGAAACTCGCCGTGATAACGTTCGTGATTAACGGTGTACTCACGGCGAACCCAACACTTAAAGTGCGGTATGTTACTTTGTAAAAACGGCATTAAAGTTTACTTTTTCTTTACCGCGCCGCCCTTGGCGTAACCTTTTTTCTTCATCATAGGACCGCCGTTCTTGCGTTTAACTGCGCCACCCATTTTCATCTTCTTTACCGCGCCGCCCGCTTTCATCTTCTTAGCAGCGCCGCCCTTGGCGTAACCCTTTTTCTTCATCATAGCCATTTTAATATCCTTTATGTGCTAACTGAACCAGTTGTACGTTTTCTTTTACCAGACATTACTCTTCCGCATCCACGGGCAACCACTCCTTTTTTGTTGGGCGGCGGCGCTTTTCTTTTCGCTTTGATTTCGCCCCCAAGGAACGCATATTTAACTTCAGCGGCTTTGGTGTTTTTGACGTTGGTTTTACCTTTAGAGCCTTCTCGTTTTTTCTTCTGAGCTGTTGAAGCTCTTTCTGATTGGGAAAGAGAAGCCGCCTTAGATCGCGGAAGACATCGGTCAGGGTTCTTCTTATCTTTAGAAGTGCCGCACTTACCTTTAATTTTTCCATCGGTTCCAATTCTAACCCAATCCTGTTTTACCCAATCCTTTAAAGCACCCATTATGCTGACGCCTTCTTCTTACCCTTGGCTCCTTTGGCATAGTTCGGGTCTTTGCAATACTTGGATGCCGCCATGTTAGCGTAAGCGGAAGGATAAGTATCAAAAGTTCTTTGAGCCCACGCCTTACCCGCAGGGCAAATCTTGCTACCCTTGGATTTCTTGGACGCACCCTTGGACTTACGTGAGTATGCCATTAACCGTTGCCCCTTTAATCGTAGTACGTAGCTAGTTCTTGTATTCTAGCTGTGTTATTTTCAACAACTTTAAGTAGTGCCTCGGTATCCGCATAAAGTAGTGCCGTTAAAGTGTGTAATTCAAACAATGTAACGCCCATCCACCCCAAATAAGCTAAAAAAGCCGCGCCACATAAACCTGAAAAAACATCGCGCTTCATGTCAACACTTCCACCGTTTTCTAGCTTGGCGTAAACGACTGTTCGGGTCCTTAGCCGCCTTCGGAAACTTCTTCATCTGACCCGCGGACCGCGCACAAAAAGACTTGCGCCGCTTGGCGTCTTTGCTTCCCGCTTTTACCTTGCCCGTAACCGCGGTTTTTAGCTTTGATCCGGGGTTCTTGGCTCTGTAAGCCTTCACACCCTTCTCTGTCATTCCCGCCCCAGACTTAGTGGAGCGGAAATTAGTCTTGTTTCGCGCAGGCATTTTGCCCTTAGTCATACTTCTTACGCATATACAAAATAATAGTATATGTATCTGCGCTGGTGTGACCTACCGTAGTGAAGCTAATGTCGCCCGTTTTTCCGCTGCCCGCGTTGTTGGTTAAGCCGCCAAACGCAGTATAGTCGTGATCCCCACTTTGGTTCTCACCAAGTTCAATGCAAAACGCGTCAGTAGTTGCATCAAACAAAATCTTAACTTTCATGCCAATGCACTGCCACCAAATACGTTCAATAACAACACCCGTACAGGTGTCGCCATCAACGCTGGCCTGTAGCGCGGAAACATCTACTTTAACAACAGCCGATTCTCCGGTGCCGTCTGATACGTTAGTAAACTTCATCACGACTTGTTTGCCGCCGTCGATTAGCGTCTGTGACGTTACAGCATCTGCCATGTCAAACTCCTATAAGAAAGGCGGGGCGCTAACCCCGCCAAATTAAACATTAGGCTGCGAAAACAAACGTACCTGTAGTACCCGCGCCGAGATGCTGGAAGTTATACGAAACATTCCACAGACCCGCTGTTGTACAGGTGAAGTAGATATATGAACCAATGCTCATCAAGTTCGTTGTTGCGTTAGCCGGAGTGAACTTCAACAAAGTTTCCCCAGCAGTTGACGTATCAAACGTGACCGCGGAGCTAGTTCGACTCTCTATAATGCTGCCTGTTTCATAAGCGTCATCACCCGCGCAATCAAAACTCAAGAAAGCAGTTCCGCCAGTAGTATCAACTGACTGAGCGTGGATACACACAACACCGACTGTTGCCGCTGGAAGAGTAGTAACCTGTTGCGCTCCGCCTGTGAACGGGTTGATGTTAATTCCAGCGACATAGGAAACAGTGCCCGAGGTGGCTTTAGCCGTAACAGTAAGACCACCTAAAGTAGGCATTCCGCCCGAAAATACAGAACCCGCTACCGTAAGATTGCCGCCAATTGTGGCGTTCGTTCCATAAGTAGAATTTGTTGTGTCTGCGCCTGTCGAAGTGTTTGTTGTAATAGATTGAAATCCGTCTTGCGAACGTACTGGTCCGCTAAAAGTAGAGTTACCCATGATTATCTCCTGTCGTGGGTTAAGTCAGCCACACAACGCGACTGTCAGGGATGCTGAACTATACCGCAGTAAATACAAAAAAGAAAGGGGCAACCGAAGCTGCCCCTTAAAACACAAAGATGTGGTTAGCTTATGCTCCGGGGGTTCCGAAGACGCAGCGCCAATCTGATACACCAAACGAGTAACGCTCACGCGCTTTAAAACGCATGTTGCCAGTGTCAAAGTCACCTTCCATCGCGGTTTTGATAGCCGCACGGTTAAAGTACTTGAAGCCGTTTGGAGCGTCTGTCTTGATGAAGTACGCGTCGGTATCTGTGAGGTAGTGGTTAACAACCGCACCCTCGGGAAGCATACCCATGTTCTTCATCGCGTTGTTGTCGTTGTCCGACGTACCGCTACGAAGCGCAGAGTTCATCACACGTTCCGCAATAAACTGAAGCTCTTTTGGAATGATAAGTTTCGTTCCACGAACCGCAATTTTAAGACCACGTTCATCGGTGAAGCCCGCAATGTCGATTAGCATCTGCTCAAGCGAAGTTTCGTTGAGGTCAGCCGCAACAGCCAGAAGGTTAGTCTGGGTTCCCGACAGAGAAGGGTGTGAAGCAGAGCAAAGAGCCGCGCCGTCACCAATTACGTTTGCACCAGTAGAAAACGCGTTGTTCAGGATAGACGCAGCTTTGATCTGCTTTGTCGTAGCCATCGAACGAGCCAACGCTTTGGTGTAACGCGAAGCCAGACGATCATAAAGATTGTCTTCGATTGCTTCCTCAGTGATTGAGAAGGCAAGCGCAATGGTTTCGTGAGTGTAACGAGCGGTGTAAGTCTCTTGAGCGTCGTCAAAAGAAATTGCCCCACCTTCACTCTTAACAGGTGCTGTTGCGAAACCTCCGAGCATAACTTCTTCTTCGAACGCCCGATCCGAGCTTTCTTCGTCAAAGATTTCACTATGTTCGTTTTCGTAACGTCCAAACTCCAGCCCAAACAATGCGTTCAGTCCCGGTTCTAGCTCTTTTGCTAGTTGTGCGCGAGAAATAGCCATTTTCTAAGCTCCTTATACGCCTGTCGTAGAAACAGTGCCCGCTGCAATAGAGCCCGTAGGCGCATTGAAGTGGTTGTTTATACGAACAATGAGAGGGATACCCGCACTTGTGAAGTCATTATTAGCAGGATCGTCTAAGATACCCATAATTCTGAGAGCCAAAGTGTTGGTGGTTGCGATAGTGTTCAGATCAGCCGTTGCCGAAGACAACCCTGTTGAAGTCGAACCGCTGTTACCTGTAGCAAGCGCAATGTTTGCAAAAACCGCGGCGCGAATTTCCGCTTCAGTGTTTGCCGCAGCCACAACATTAGATGTTGCAATCCGAAACAACTGATTTGGATCATCGTAAAGGAAGGCTTTGACCGGAAAGTCGCTATCTGCGCCTGATCCGGGCCAAAAGTTAGAAAACACGGGCTTACCCGTGGTATCCGAAACATATTCACACCCGCCAAAAACTCCAGCTATTGACACGTTACCACCAGCCGCAGCCTGTAGATCGTCAATAACACCCGCGGCCAACGGAATAACCGCCATGCCTTGGAAAATTGGATTAGAGTTGTCAGATGCGATACGATACTCGGTCATGCCAGTAGAAGAGACAGAAGAACCCTGTCTGCTTATTGGACGAAGACCATAAGACGTTTCTGTATTCGCCATTATCTTTCTCCATTAAAGGAGGAGCTAGTTCTTCCTAGGTCCACCAAAGGTTACACGAGACTGACGATCTGGTTTATTGATCGTCATGGTTGAATGTGCATTCTCTCGCATCATGTCGGAGTCAACTGCTTCCATCTGGTCCCTATTTCTACTGGAGAAATAAGACGTTCTTTCCGCAACTGTCTCTTCGGGAATACGAGCCAGCATCAAACCGCCAATTCCAAACACACCTTCGTATTTACCTGATTCAACTACCGGAGACTCAAAGTCAGGGTATTCGTCCTTACGGACAAGTTCCCAACCTTCGCGCATCTTGGCGCTGATGTTTTTAGTATCGTCAAAGCCCCGAGTTTCGGAACGAATCCAACGATGCTTGTATCCATCCGGTGCAGGTGGTGCGTCTAGCATAGACGGGGGAGCCCACGGCTTACGCGCAACCGTTTTTTCCCGAGTTGTGTTAGCGCGAGGAGTTCTGTCTGTCATAGCTTTAATCCTTCACGTATTTCGCGTATTCACTTAGTGGCACACCCAATTTTTTCGCTATTGCGACTTGGCTAGGGGTGAGTCTAACCTTCCTTCCACTGCGCCCAGAGGTACTTCTTGAAACCCCAGCAACCGTCTGTGCGGGCCGTCTACTGGTAGTATTTGCAGGCACTCTAAACTTATCCGAAATGCGCTGATCTAGTTCACTATAGTAGTCATCGCTCTGCGGGTCAAATCCTTCGTCTTCAACCAGCTTTTTATGAATACCAAAAGCAGCAAAAGTCATGGCCTCGTCTTGACCAAACCAATCATTTTGTTCCGCCCATTCTTCGGCCTTGCGGTCAGGGCGTTTGACTTGCTGTTGTTGCTGCACCTGTTGCTGTTGTTGCGGCTGTTGAGACGCGGTTTGCCGCTGACGCTCCTGCTGCATTTTAGCCTGAGACGCCCTGTCGTTCTCAATAGACAGAGAAGTTAGCTTGCGCTGCGCCTCTACCGCCGCTTGCGTATCCCCAAGCTCCATAGCCCTAGCCATTTCTTTCTCGGTCTGGGCAAGCTGTGTCTCCACACGCGTGGTATATTCATTAACGTAGCTGTTATCCAAACTGGACATACGCTGCTTTAACGAATTAGCTTCCGCCTGAACATGCTTTGCGTAGTTCACAGCTTCGTTTTCACGACGCTCCGCCTCGCGCATCTTCTTGGTAAGGCGGTTTATCCGCGATTGAGTAGCGTTCTCCGCTTGCTCAAACTGGTCCTCAGAACCTGCGGTAGAAGTTTCTTCAACAGAAACCTCCGTTGCGCTCGAACCTTCCAGTTCCAGTTCAATTTGATCGTCTTCTGCCATTGTTTTCTCCTAGAAATGCAAAATATCTTCGGGGTCAGAAATCTTGGCTAAGATTTCATCGTCATTAAGAATACGGACCTCGCCACCGTCGATCTTAAAGCGCGAACCCGCGTAACGGGCAAACATTACCCAATCACCCTTCGCGCACCACGGACCATCTGAAAACTTAGCCTCGTCCTGATACGCCAGTTCCCCGACCTTCAAGACATACCCAACCTGCGTAGATACAGATTGTTCCTCAACTACTTTATCCGGTAAATATATGCCGCCATCCGTCTTGCCTTTCCCCTTGTATGGGAGAATCAACAGACGCCATCCCGTAGGAGTGGGCATTTTTTCTAAAAGAGACTGACCCAAAGAATCTGGGTCCAACGTCCTTGTTACTTCTGCTTTGTAAGCATCTTCTAAGTTCGCCACGCCTTCTCTAGCCGCGGTTAAGTCTATTGCATGTGCTTTAGTCAACACTACGCTCCTGTTTATCTAGCAGGCCCTTGAGTTCCTGTTCCACGTGATTTAGGGCCTCTAAGTTACCCATAAGCTCACGATATTGCTCTTGTGATTTAACGTTGCCGTACTGCATTAGATCAACAACGCCTTGTCTCCTTTCCCTTATAACGCGAAAAACTGCTTCTGCAACGCGTATCTCATCCATTCCCAGATTCTCCCATTTAATCTTATACGGGAAACTTACTTGTTTTTTAGTAAACGTGCAACGAGTCGTCCGTAATTTTTACTGGCAGGCAATAAGCAACCGCTCTGTCAGAAGTTGTAATACCGTGAGTGCTATAACGCTCCACAAGCGCCTTGGCTACCCTGTTACACACGTTTAACTGGTAGAAATACAAATCATTTATAACCAAAGACCGCGCGTCCCCATACCCAAGATACAGCATAAGGACGAACGCGTGCATTAAAACACAACTTCAAAGTGTGGGGCGTCAATAAACGGTCTGCGGCCCTGTGATCTTCGAATGTCAATGTAGCTGTTCATTGCATTTTCCGCGGTTCCGTCCCACGCACCAAGATCATCTATCGTCCAAGCCGCTCCCCAACGGAGCTTTACCCCCGCTGCCTCGGCAGCTTCCTTCATGGCATCAGCAATCTCGTCGTATAGATTTAACTCCCAACGCCCGCCGTTGCAATAAGCCATCAAATCAACGGCATTGCCGTCAATGTGTTTCGACTTCATCGTCTGAGAAGCCCCTTTTGCAACCAGAACGCGTTGTTCTTCTATTGTTCTCAACCCGCAGATGACCGAAAAGTCCTGCTTCGTAACGCCGATAGCGTATTTCACGACCGTTACCAGATCGTCGTTGACACCTTCTAGCCTTGACAGGCTTCGTTTTCCTAACTTGTAGCCCATAGTTACTTCCTCGCATACTTAGATATTGCCCGATTTCCAAACCAAAAAGCTAAGACTGCCGACATAAGTCCGGCTGTTTCTGGGTCCCACATAAGTTCAACAGCTTCCGTCCATTCGCCGCCAGACTGCCCTACTTTAACCATAATAACTACTTTTGTAGCTACGAACAGTCCGAAAAAGGCATAAGTAATGACAGGACGCACAGAACCCCGAAGAGCGTTGATAAATCCGCCAGCGTCAATAGATCGGTCATGCTCATACAACCCCTTCGTTTCCGCGATATCTGCCTGTTTATCTAACTCAACCAGCTTCATCTCAGAACGCTTCTGCGCCAACTGCGTTTCAAGCTGCATCATCTCCATACGATGCTTCTGTTGCTGGTTAGCCTTAAAATAGCTAAGAATCTCGGGGAGAAAAGAACTCCCAAAGCCCAGTAAACTTCCTAACAGCGCCATCATTTCTCTGATCCTAACCATACCGCAAACGCGCCCGTCATGGACCCAGAACAAATTGATATCATCGCGGACTGCTGTGTGGACAAATCCTCTAAAGTCATCCCCCACTCCAAAACCCGTATATACATCACGGTCATTACAAACATCATAAGTCTCGGCATAAGACGATATTCTAGTATAGTCTTAAAAGTTATAGACATTAGAACCCTCCTTTCAGGCCATCTAATATTTCCGATAAACTAGGGCGTTTATCTTTCTTCTCGTAAACACACATAAAGACTTTCGGACACTCTGAAAAACTAAGCGTAGGGAAATGATATCCCAACCCACCAAAACCCGCACTGAATCTATATACACATACCTTTTGACCACCTGCGTCCGTAAACCTTTTCCATAAGTTACATTTGACATGCGTTGGATTTGCTACGCCCGCAAGCGCAACAGACAAAACTAAAACCGAAATCATTGCGTAACCAACACAATTAAATAAACACCTCCGCCAAGCACTCCAATAATCCCCAACGACAGGACGGCAATAGCCATGTTATTCTGTATCTGACGTTTTGTTTCCATTGCTTTGTAAACCGTTGCTTCCCGCTCTGCGCGTATCTTGCGCCGCATACCTAACATCTCGTCGTAAGTACCTAAGCCAAACCGATAATCCAGCATGAACTTGATTTCTTTCTCTTTCTCCAAAAGAGTCTTCTTGCGGATTACGATATCCATAGCTTGCTGCTCTATGTTATCGGTGCCGAGAGTCTTCTTATCTAACCATGTAGGAGTTTTTCGCTGCGTCTCAGCCTTGGAAATATCCGCAACCGCAGAATACCAAGCCCCAAGCTGCTTGCTGACGTCCTGCATTTCGCGTCCCGCGCCAACCAACATTTTCACGCCCTTAAAGGCGGCATTGGCTGCGGCAAAAGCCGTTACAGGATCAATCATAGCATTAGAACATTGAGTACGGTGAAGTTATTGGCGGTGCCGTGTAACCACCCGCGGGAGGCGAATAAAAATTATCCTGTATTTGAGGTAAAGACATCACACCCCGAGAGAACTGGTCGCCTTGGTACGCGCCCGTTAACCCGTATCCACCAGCCATCTGTTGTTGAGGACCCATCTGTTGTTGAGGACCCATCTGCTGTTGAGGACCCATCTGTTGTTGAGGACCCATCTGTTGTTGGTTCAAAGCTTGACCAAAACTTGGGTCGTTCATCGGTACTTGATTGGAGCCGTCAAACGCCATCAAAGGACTACCCATTTGTGGCTGAGGCTCACCTGAATTAAAACCCCTAAGAGCTTCCGGCTGTGGGGCAAAAGGAAGCGGCTGAGGTACAGGCTGCGGAGGAACACCACTGTTCATCTGAAAGTTAGACAGGCCGTTGAGAAATCTACTCATGTCAAAACTCCATTAGACACACGCGTGGTACTTACCGCCGCGCTTCGCGGCACCCATGCCGCGGGCCGTCTTAATCGCAGTAGACGTAGGTATCTTGAACGGCGCACTCTTGCCATACGGAATACGGCCCTGATCCTTAATATCAGCGTAAGGAACCGCCTTCGGAGATGGACCCGCAGGGGCCCCTTGGAATTTTACTTTAGCCATTACTAACTCCTCTGCTTCATAATCTCGCGGTCCATCGCACTCTGAATGCGCTTGTCCGTCTGCTGTTCTTGGCTCTGCAAGCGTTGCTGGAACTGCTGACCACGCATCTGCTGGTTTTGAGCATCAAGCTGAAGTCTCGCTTGATCCATCTGAGCGTCCGACTGTTCCGACTGCGCCTTAATCTCCAACTCTTTCTCTTTGAGTTGTACCAGAGGATCAGGCCCCTGACCAGATAATTGTCCAGATAGCTGTTTTACCTGTTGCATTCCCTGCGCAACCAACTGAGCCACTACCGCCTGATACTGCATCTCCATCTGAGCCTCGTCGCCGCCCTGCATTTGCTGCATCTGCTGCATACCAGCCTCTTCAGCCTGTATCTTAACATGCTCCAAAATGTGTTTTTGTAAAGCAACAGCAACCTGTGGCATCTGACCAACCAAAGGACTAGACCCAAAGATTAAATGCGCCGTGATGTGAGACTGATGATCCTGACCCGCGAACGCACGTAACTCCATCATGTCCAAACCGTTGATGTTCTCTTGCGCAGGGTCCAAGGGCCGCGGTTCGTCGTCAGGAACCGCCTTCATTATCCTATCAACGTCCGTAACACCCAAAGATTCATACATATCACGATATACCTCGTGCATGTTGTGCATCTCTGGTGCCTGTGCAGCCAACTGCATTTTAGTCTGAGATAACGCAATCCGCTGCGCCTGACTAAATACATTCGGATTACTGACAGGAATTACGTCCACACGGTCGTCGAAATCAGACGCCATGATGCTCGACTCGTCACCAGCAACAGAATACGGATACTCCTGCGGTAAACTCTCCGACATTACCCGCGCCAAAATCTTAAATTCCTGACGCATCGCATAATGCAAACGCTTGTGAACCGCGCTCATTACACGAGAACCCTGCTCCAACATCGCTATCGTCGTGCCAACCGCCGCGTTCTGATTGCCGTCGCCAACCTTCATGTCAGTGATAGTCGCAAACCGCTGTCCAGCCTGTACAACAAAACCCAACAACTCAAACAACGTCCGGTCAGGACCCTTAAACGGTAACGGCATTAAGCTGTCCCGAATAGCGCCGCCCGGAGCATCTACGTCCCTAAACTCCCCCGGTTGTAGAGGCTCGTCGTCGTCCCGAATCCGAAGTCCGCGGGCCTTGAACCCCGCAGGTAAGTTCGACAAAGTACCCGCGTCAATCAACTGCCGAAGCGCACTCGTCGCGGTTCGCGATAAACCACCTATGGTATGGATCAAGCCCAAGCCATAGAACCCAAATCCCGGTAAAAACTTAAAGTGTGTAAAATATGCAATCTTCTTCTTAGCCGGATCGTCCTCACGGTAATTCCGACGAATAGACAAAACCTGACCGTTGTCCTGAGATATCGTGACAAGATAAGGAACCTTAATGCCCGTGGGCTCTCCGTCATCGTCAACGTCCTCATAACCCTCTAAGTCCAGATCAACGTGACACTCCAACAAAGTACAGTCGTAATCAATCTGCGAAGGCTCTACGCCGTCAATGCGGTTTATCTCAGAGTCTACGTCCGTAATGTCCCCCTGCGCAGGTATCACGTCTATATCCAAATACACACCAGCAAGCTGCTTCTTGCGCAGGTCATTTAAATCCATGCGAATAAGCTGACTAATGTTTGGACACGTATCCAAATCAGAGGTGTCATACGGCACAACCAAGTTCTGCGCAGGAACAAACTTACTTACTGCGCGGTCCATGACCTCATCGTAATAAGTCTTCTTAAACGTACTGCCCGCAAGCGGTAAATAAAACAACATCTGATCCATGTCAGGAGTGTAATCCTCCATGACATTCGTAATGTAGTAGTTCATAAACTGCTTAACCCGCTTGGCCTGATCAGCCTTGGCGTGTGTCTCCTCGCCCATGACCTGCGTTCGTACAGGACCACTCGCGGGAAGTAGCTCGTTAAATGCCTGCGCCTGAAACTGCGTAGCAGCCTCCGCCAACAAAGGATGCGTTACGCCGCTGGAACCGCGAAACGGCTGAGTACGCTCCTCGTAATTAAATCCCAACAACTCCAAACCATTTGTATACGCATCCTCCCAATCCTGACGACCAGCCTTGTTCGCGTCAAACTCCGCAGCTAAATCGTTGCCAATGCGACTAAGTTCGCGGTCCGGCATCTCCTCCGCCAAATTTGCGTAAAAGTCCCCGTCCTCGCCGCGCATGTCCTCTGGATCAAAGTCAACCAAAACACTGCCGTCGTCCTCCTCAGAAATCTCTATCTCTACGTCGGAATCCACAGCATACAGCATAGGGTCCCCGCCAGAGTCCGGTATCTCTATCTCCAACTCAGCGCGTAAATCGTCCTCGTCAAGCTGACTCGGTACGTTAGTATCCATCAATCCGCCAATAGCCATAGCCGTCTCCGTCAATAATATGCGTGTACCCTAGCAGATGTTTCTTCATCTTGCCAATCATCTGTTGGCAACTGCACAAAATTGCCCTGACGATACCTCATCAAAGCTTGCGTAGCACTGTCAACCAAATCATCAAACTCGCCGTTGGGAAATGCCGCCATCTCCTCAATTAACTCGTCCGCCCAAGTCTTGTCAGGAGCATACACCATACCAGCCTCAAATAAAGGACTAACGCTGTGCAACCGCGTTATCTTGTCATTGCCCCTACTCGGCGTAAAATTCACAACAGGTATCCCAACCTGACGCATCTCCTGAGTTAAAGGAGTCCCGCTAGCCTTCGCCTCAACTATTACCGTGTCAGGGTCCCAAAACTGATACTCCTCAAAAGCAATCCGCTTTAATTCAGGAAAATCCCAACGACCCTTCTTGCTATCCAAAAGTATTAACGCAGGGGACCCACCATCCTCTTCAGGATAAAACACACCCCACGTCGTAATAGCACTGTAATCCGCACTCTCCCGCTTGCTAAACGCCGTGTCATAGCTCTGTATCACATACTGCAAGTTAGGGACCCGCTCAGAATCCCAACGCTTCCACCACTCCCGAGGAACAATCGCGTTCTCCTCACCAGTAGGATTCTGCTGATACTGAGCATTCCACTTCATAGGTGGAATAGATGCCTTGACCGCGGTTAAATCCTCAATGCTCCAATACTCAGGCCAACAAGGCGTACCATCCTCAAAAACCGCAGGTAACTCCACAACCTCCCATTGATCCGCCAAAGGGTCCTTCGCCATAGCACGTAACAACTGACCCGTCATGTCCTTCTCAGACCACCGAGTCTGTACCAAAACTATAGAACCTCCGGGCTGTAATCGCTGCCGAGGACCACCAGTGTACCAATCCCAAGCGTCAGTAAAACCATTGGAACTCATAGCCGTCTGCTCAGAATGAGGGTCGTCAATAATAATTAAATCACCGCCACGACCCGCTAAGTTTGAACCAACGCCAACAGCATAATACATCCCGCCAGCACTCGTGTCCCAACGACCAGAAGCCTTCGAATCCGCCGCTAACTTTACGTTAGGAAATACCCCCTTATACTCATCCGTGTCCAAAAGATTCTTAGTCTTACGACCAAAGTTTACCGCCAACTCCGTCGTGTGAGTCGCCTGAATGATCTTCATATTAGGATTCCTACCCATCATCCAAGCAGGAAACAAAAACGACGCAAACTCAGACTTCGTGTGCCGAGGAGCCATGTTGATAATCAAACGCTTTAACTCGCCACTCGCAACACGCTCCAACTTCTCAGCAATAATTCTATGGTGCCTACCAGCAATAAACTCAGGCCACATACCCTTTACAAAAGGTAAAAATTTATTTCGCTGAGACTCCTGCTTTTCTAGTTGTGCAAGCCTAAGTTGAAGTTTCAAGGATGTTTCTTGTGCTACGATACTCACGGTTCAGGGACCCCTAACGACCTTTCTTCCTGTAGATCAATTAAACGCTCAACCTCCATATCCTCTATCTCCGAATCAGAAGGACCCTCCTCGTCCCACCGTTTTTCGTCCGCGGTCCGGTGATCCATAGCCGCGAACCGCGCTTCCTCTTCGCGGTCTTGTTTAATAGACTCTATGTCCGCAGCTTCTAGTTGCATTTCTGTAATAATACCCACGAGCTTTCTCCTTAAAGTTGTACAAAGATTATAGTCTTATTGCATAGTTATACCCTATACCATTTTTATAGCAACTATTTGTAAAGAACATGGCCCAAGCCACCGCAGGTCGGCACGGGGTGCGCGG